CACTGTTGATGTCGCATCAGGTGGAGTTCTTGAAAAGGAGCTTCGTCCGATGCGGCCACATGTTTGTCGGCCCCTTGCGTCTCGAGTCTATCGAGAACATGATGTACTTCTGTCAAAAGAAGCACTTTGCCAACCCGGAAGTGATGTCGCAGTTGCTTCGGTCGTTCGCGACCGAATTGGCGTTTTACAATGAGGGGTTGTACGACTCGTACATGGCGAAACTTCGCATGTGCTTGAATGACTACAACTCCTCTCAGTTTGCCCAACCGTCACTGCGACGGATCCGACTGCCCTCTTGGGCCGAGGCTTGGTCTTGGCGAGAGGGCGAGGCGAAGAAGGGAGCAACCTTCATCGCATGAACGGAGCCTTTATGGTAACCGTTTGCAAACCCGGAGCGGGGAAGGAGTCGTTAGACAAACCTTCCTCCTTGTTACTTGTTTTCTTTGTTGTTTTTATACCTTTGTTGTACATTTGCACATTTTGTACATTGTGACCGCTCAATTCCCTGCATGATCTGTGGAGTTTTTAGAAGTTCTCCAACGCCAGTCACTCGGTACCCCGAGGTCTCACTGAGTGGCGACAGCATGCAGGGTCTCAAAAACTACGAGACCCAATTGAGGTGATACATGGCTTGTACCCTCTCTCAAGAAAGCCGCGCAAATAAATGACGACAACGCAACTTTCAACCATTCGACTCTGAACCCTGTTGATTCAGAGTCGTCTCACACAACCGTTCAACAGATTACGGCTTTCGAGACGTCGACGGTGGTGGACCAAGGTCTGCTTCCCGAAGTGCACTACGAGCGAGACGCCCCTGCGAATTCGCAAGGACTCATGGAGGTTCTCTCGCGCCCGTACATGCTCACCAATTTTGTGTGGAAACAAACCATGCTTCAAGGTGAACAAGTACTGCACTTCGATCCAATTCGATTTCTCCTTGATCAACCGAACATCCAAGATAAGCTTCAAGGCTATCAGTTCATGAGATCGTCGGTGCGGATTCGCTTCCAAGTCACGGGAAATGCATTTTTCTCTGGCAAAATGGTTGCTTATTGGGTTCCCCTTAATCGCACCGGTGACTTTGTGTCCCAACGTCTTGGACTTACGGCGGTGTCCGGCATTCAGCAACGGGTTGAGATGTATCCGATTGATTCTACGACTTACGAACTCGTGATCTCTCCGCTTCTCCCCAAACGCTACTGGAGTGTTGACAACGTGTCGCGTGGGTGGAATAAGGTCTGGCCCCCCCAGAACCCTACAATCATCAACACGACCGATCAATCTTTCGACACCCCTGACACGCAATTCGTCTCGGCGGGCCTAATCTCTCTCCTCGTCTTCG